ACCTAAAACCTCGATCATCTGCCGGTGTAACTGGGGCAGGTCGTATATCTGTGGGGTAGCCTGTGCCATCTGCAACACGGTCTGATACTGCACAACTCTTTGTGCCATCGTGCTGCTGTTGGGATCGCTGACAGGGATTACTTCCACCATGTCGTAGTCTGCGCGGCGGGCGCGAGGTTCGGCACGGTCAGGCGTGTACATATACTCATCGGGCGCATACTCAGCGATGATGCCGCGAAGGAGTTTGAACTCCTGCTTCATGGCGTAGTGGACACGGGCTTGTACCGCAGCCATAGGCTTGAGAGTGCGCTCCAACAGAGCAAGAGTTGTTCCGACAGGCGCGTTGGCGCTCATGTCAGAGATATTCATGTCACTGATAGCCCCCAGACGACGGCCTTCTTCAGTGATCTGCTTGAGTAGTGCCAACAGAGTTTGGCTTGGCTCCTTGTAAGGGAGCGTCATTATGTTCTCTTTGATACTACCGGAGGGCACGTCCACATCACGGAACTCGCCGGGGCCGATGGGGGTATCGTCTCCTTTGACCCGTAAACCACGGGACTTCAAGCCCCCCGGCAGATTCGACAGTGTACCGGCGTCAACTAGTTGACGAATAATGGACGTTCCGGCTTTGGCATACCCACCAATAATGTGAATTAAACCAAGGCCATAGAAGCCAAAACCCGGTACATAAGAGTAATGGACAAAATGTTGACGCTTGAGCATCAACGGATCGTCAGGGTTCCAGTTACGGCGGATAGACAAAACAGTGTTAGTGCCCTGCTCAATGGTCACAACATAGGGCTTTGCTATCTGCAAATCACCTTCTTCTTGGTCAACTTCGTCAATAACGAGGTCTGCGTGGACTTCTAGGATCGTATAACGGTCGTCAGCGTTGAGGGTGTACCCCCCTTCCTCTGCTTTTTTCTCCTCTATATCGGTGTGATAGGAGACAGGATCGCCTAGTTCTTCTTCTCGATAGAAGCCCGCAGCCTGTAATTTGATGAGTTCGTTCTTTGTTTTACGCATTACATGAGTAACGCGCTCGGCTGTTTCTATGTTAGACGCGCCATACGGGACGATCATATCCTCGGCAGGGATATAGATGGCAACCTGTCTGCCAAGATTGGGGTCGAAATAAACCTTTTTAAACGCAGACCCTGCAAGACCAAGAGAGTAGAGTAACCGCTCATGTTCGGGACGATACTCAACCATGACATCCGTTAACTCATAGTTCATATCTGTCCGAACTCGAAGGGCAGCGTCTTCTTTGTCTTTGGTTACTTCTCCAAGTATCTTGGTCTTGACAGGGCCGGCAGCGGGAAAAGTTTCACTCATCGCTTCGGCTTGGAAGCGGATAGCGGCTTCAGCTAGGACGTTGGAATACACACCACAGGCGTCTTCCCACGGCTCAACCCGCTCTTCGTATTTGAAACCGAGCACATCTAGCCCTTTAACAAAGGTATCTGCCCACTCTTTACGGCTAGATGTGTCGGTCTCGACATGACCTATAAGCTCTGACGACAGTTCTGTCAAGGTACCATCGTCCAAATATTCTGCGAGGTTCGCATCGAACGGCGCACCCATTGTCTCTTCCATACCCTCTTCAGGTACCAGAGTAATCTCAACGCTACCATCGTCCATTGTCACCATGTCAGGGTTTACAATGTCAATCTCCATCTGTGCGCTTTCTTCTTCAACCTCCACACCTTCTGGGGTTGTGTATAAACTTCTTTCTATAGCCATGTTATCGGCCTCTTATAAAATCTATGATTTTGTCTACGGTTGATGTTGACGGGGGTTCTTCTGGGGGAAGAGACCGAATAGGCATTCTGATGCCGTACTTTTCTTCTTTTTCTGGGGTCATCCATTGCCTGAAGTCATTCAACACGTCGCGGTAGTTGTTTTGATACATTCTTCTCAATGCGGGCGTTGTAAAAAGCTCTTCATCAATAGACTCAACGCTTTCAATGTAGTCATGCTCTTTCCTTGATGTAAGTGGCTTTCCTGAGTTGCGTCCTGTTTCTTCCAGAAAATCCAAAAACGCAGGGCTATCAAAGAACTTATGTGTTAATTCGTGAGTTATAGTTTGAGGGAGGGTATATCTACTTCCGCTTAACTCTTTAAATCCTTCAGGTCTACGGTAAGCACGTTCCTTAGAGCTGCTACCTAACGGTTGAAATACAGATATTCCTCTCGCTCCAGTGGCTGGATCGTAGTCTGGTGCGCTGCTTATATACCTAGCTAAAGGATTATCTGCGACTGCATTAGGTACATTTCCTAGTCTTTGTTGTTCTCTAACAAATTCTGGAGTCAGTCCTACACCTCTAGCAGATTTAGCATAAAGACCAAGTATGTTAGGAAGCCCTGCATCATACGTATAACCACGTATCTGTGCCCGATCACTCGCGTCTTTACCGTAGGCTATGGCGCTGGGTAGGCCAAACTCACCACCAAACCTAAGTTCTTCGGGTAGTTGACGCTGGACTTCCGCCATCATCTCTTGGTCACCGAAGTCCATAGACGCCTCAAACGCCTTCAGCTCTTCTGGACTAAGCGTGAACAAAAAATCACGCGTGGCTTTCGGGAGGTCAGCGTACTTATCCTGCCGCCTCTGCAACTCGGCAAATATGTTTTCTTCAGCCATTGTTCTTACCGCTTCTTTTTCAACGTAGCCGTGTTAGTTTTAACATTGTACTTATAGTCTGACACCGGCCTACCTGATCGTTTGGCGGCTCGTTCTTTTGCCCTTTCAGCCGCAGTTTTGGCATTTCGTTTCTTACCTTTCGCAGTCAACTTACCATCTTTAGTCATTTGACCACGTTTTTTCAGTATATTTTCAGCCAAAGCACGGGAACCCACCTGTGCGCTCAGGCGTTTAACCAGTTTCCCCCTACCCGTGTGTTTTGTAGTGGTCAATAGTACCCGCCTCTACGCTGCTTGAAGTATTGCACTTCGTCTTCTTCATCCGATGGCAACCTTATAAACCCGCCTTTTCTGTATCTCATCAGTGCTAGTGACACAGAGTCCACGTAGTCGTCATGCTCCCCTGCGGGGAATGCCGCGACCTCATCAATCACAGCTTCTGCCCAGCTAGTGTTGGGTGCCCACACCATACCAGAGGCGAACAGGTCAGAAACCGCGTTCAATCGCGTAATCTTGTCATTACCTTTGGTCGGAGTAAACTCCTGCACCGGTATACCCATCGCCCGCATCTCGTATATCAGCGGTGCCCCCGACGCCTTCTTCTCCACAATCAGCGTATCGGGCTGCCATTCTTCATACTCTTCCACCGCCACGCGTTTCAGCGTGGGAAACTCCATCCTGTCCCTGAACGCGTTGAGCAGTATGATATTTGCCTGCTCAACCCCGTTTTCATCGGGCGCGTAGAACACACCCCACGTCGTACAGGCCGAATAATCCGCCCTATTTGTCTTCTCAAACGCCGTATCCCACGCCATAAGCAGGAAATCACACGGCGGGGGGTTCTCTTCCTCCCAAGTCCGCCACCATTCACGCTTGACGATGGCAGATGTCTCAGATGTAGGCTCCTGTTGGTACTGAGCCATCCATTTTGCGTTAGGAAGTTCCTCTTTTAGCGCCCCAAGCTCCGCTTTTGACCAAAATTCAGGCCAAAGTGGGGTACCAGACGGCAAAAGTGCCGGAAATTCGATCACCTCCCACTCATCACCACCTCTTTGGGCACTGGCTTTGAGTACACGAGCCGTCAAATCACGCAATGACCACCTTGTCATCACGATAACGATAGCTCCGCCCGGTTGTAGACGCTGACGAGGGCCAGATGTGTACCACTCGTAGGTCTTATCGTAAATATCCGGGTTAGTTTCGGCTAATGCTGCCTCCTGTTCCGAGTGTGGATCGTCAATAATGAGCAAATCCGCACCTTTACCAGTAACCGCACCGCCGACACCTATCGCAAAGTAGTCTCCTCCCTTGCTTGTGTTCCATCTTCCTGCCGCTTTGCTGTCCGCAGACAACACCAGATCAGGGAATATCTCGTGGTACGCGTCCTGATCAACTAAGTTCCTTACCTTCCGCCCGAATCCAACCGCAAGTTCTGCTGTGTGCGACGTTTGGATGACCTTCTTATGAGGAAACTGTCCCAAAAACCAAGCAGGCAGAAGATAACTAGCAAACTCAGACTTAGTATGACGAGGAGGCATATTGACAATAAGACGCTTACACTCGCCCCGAGCCACTCGTTCAAATGCTTCAGCCATCCTCGCATGGTGCTTCCCGCTAATAAACGTAGGCCACATCTGCCTAGT